GGAATGTGGATGATCTTCCCAAGAATAAAACTTAGTACCACCAGAGCATTGTTCTGGTTTATTCAAGTATACCAAAGCAGCCCATTTGGAGTTTATCCCATCCTTGTGAAAAGTATATGCATGTCCTTTTTCATCAAACCTTTTATTGATATCTTCTCCTTTAGTCACGTTGACCATGAATTTCATTTTCGACCATCTATCATCGAATTCCTTTTGGTCAAACTCAAAGTTGGTCCATTCATTACTTTTACATAGAGCCTCAAAAGTCTCTTTGAGATTCATAGGAATATCTTCAACGACTCTACCTCCAATCAAATTACCACAGTATTCTTTTTCATACTTTGGTTCGTATGATCTAGCAGTCGCTCTAACTGCATCGGGATTTTCGTAGAAATTATCAATGATAAAAATCTTTCTCCAGACATATCCTTTATCAGTGCCTTTTGATCTATCCCAAGATTTTTTAACGGTTAATTCGTAATTTGGATTTATCTCAAACATAATATCTCCCATAAAAAAAGGAGGGGTATCCCCCTCCAAGTATATATTCGAATAAAATCAATAATTGAACGAAGTTGGGGGTTCCCATGCCTCAGTTGCGTCTGCGGGTGGTTGTGGATCAGCAGGAGGATCAACATGGAATGGTTTTTGTGGGAACATCATGTCTGCGACATTGGGGTGAACTCCAGCAGCTTCCATAGTTGCAGGATAATCTCTTAGTGTTTGACGATATGCCTTCCACTCATTCTTCATAGCCTCAGGCATGTCTTCTGCGATAGCGCTGTCACTTCTCTCAAGTTCTTTGTTTCTGTGAGTTCTGACATCATCCCAAGTCTTATCTTTATCAACACCATTAATCTTTTCTCTTACAGTAAAAGCTTTAACGGTCGGTACACCATCAACAACTCTTACAGTTCCACCATCATAAATGTCATCGGGCATAAGAGGCAGAGAATATGTCATCTGTGGGAATCCTTCCATTTCTGGAGATCCAGGAACAGCAGCTTCAGATGTTCCTCTCTCTTCTTCCCTCTCGTCAATAACTGGGCCTCTTAGTTGACAAATTAAAGGATATACTGTGCAGTCAACTTCAAACCACTCCTCAACATCAAGAGGTTGAGGACGGCCGTCTGCAATATCCTCTGCTGTTAGTGGGCCGTATGCTTCATATCCGTTAGCGTCAATTTGAAGCCAGATTCTGTCTGGTCCATCATAAGTAGTAGTTCTTGAATTACCATTGCTGAAAGAATGGTCAGCTAGAAATTCGTTGGGTAGTGGTAGTTCCCACTGGTGAGAAATAATTGCCATGTTTGTTCAGGTTAACTCCTTCGTTTTATATTTATAAAAAAAGAGGATAAAAACCCTCTTTGATCAAATTATTGTTTTCCGTATCAGACGAAAGTGATCTTAACGAGACCAGATCCACCAGTACCACCCTGACCGCAGACTCCACTACCGCAACAAGTATTGACACCACCTTGACCACCGTGTCCATAAGGAACTGCCCAGCAACCGCAACGGACAGAACACTCTCTGAGAGTGGATGTAACTCCCAAGGTTCCAATGAAAGGAGCACCAGTTGGAATACTTTGGTTGTAGTAACAGTGACAATCGAAACCATCAAGTTTTGGTTTGTGATCGACGTGGTTACCCATTGCAAAGTCTCCACCCCATGCACCTGGTTGAACGCAGCATCTTTCAAACGTGGAAGTACAACCTCTACTCCAGTCGTTAACCGCACAACCTCTTGCACCGCCAATGGCACAGAAGTTGGAAAGGTTATATCCGTTGACGTAAGAAGAACATCCTTCGCATCCTGTACATTCTCTAGAACAACAACGATAAACACCACCAGCACAAATAGTATACTGACAACCAGCAACTGTAGAAATGGTTTTAGTATTATAGAAACCACCGCCGGCACCGTGCCAACCATAACATCTGTTACAGTTGCAGGAACCATGACCATTTCCACCTGCACCCCAGAGTTCGAAAGTAACTCTACTTACTCCTGAAGGAACAGTCCAAAGGCAGCAACAACCCGAAGTTAGTGCTCCAGGGGATCCATATACCCACTTCACGCAATAGTTGGAGAAAGCACCTTGAGCTAACTGAGCATTACCAACTGTTCCATCCACGATCTGTTCATTACTGATCTGTTTATATGATGAGTAATTTGCCATTTTCCTTTGTGCTCCTTAGAAGTATGTAATTTTGACTAGTCCGCCGCCACCAGTGCCGCCTTGACCACAGTGACCATTACCACAGTACGTAGTCATTGCGCCCTGACCACCATGACCATAAGGTACATCCCAACATCCACAACGAATCCAACATTCTCTAATGGAATACCCAACAGTGGTTCCAATTAGAGGAGCACTTTGTGAGTGAGTACCCTGAGGATAACAGTGACACCAACCTCTGTAGGTATCGTGTCTCATGTTAGACCAGTGAGCACCCATGGAAGTGAATCCAAACTGACCACCATTATCTCCAGGACCACGGCAGCAGTGGTTAATGCCATTACAAGCAGTAGTCCAGCTATCGTTTGCCATTCCTCTGCAACCACCGATTGCACAGAAGTTTGAAAGTCCTTGACCATTTACATATGAAGAACATCCAATACAACCACAACATTCTCTAGAGAAACAACGGTAAACTCCAGCAGCACAAATAGTATACTGACAACCTGCAACAGTATCTACGACAGTACTGTTATATGCACCACCTGCGGCACCCATATAGTGTTGACATCTGTTACAAGAACAGGCACCATGACCATTTCCACCTGCACCCCAAGCTTGAATCCAGAGTTTATTTACTCCAGTAGGAACAGTCCAGAGACAGCAGCATCCAGGAGAACATCTAGTAGTTTGACCATAAATCCACTTTACTCCAAAAGTTCCAGTGGGAGACTGTGAGAACTTATCTGCAGTTAGAGCACCATCTGCAATCTGGTCTCCAGCAACTTTTTTGTACGATGAGTAATTTGCCATTTTTTTCGTTTATCTCCAGAATTAGATAAAGGTGAGTCTTACAATACCGCCGCCACCAGTGCCGCCTTGACCACAGTGACCACTACCGCAGTATGTCGTTAGTGCTCCCGATCCACCAGATCCATACGAAGCACTCCAGCATCCGCAGGAAACCCAGCATTGGTCCATATATTGTTCATTGCCAACTCCTAGGAATGGAGCACCAGATTGACAGGTGTGACCAACGGCACCAGTACAATGGCAGTTCCAGTGACCAGACCAGTTAGACTGGTGAGGTGCCATACCAAAATCTCCACCGTTTGCACCAGGTGCAATACAGCAGGTCCAGTAAGAAGAGCATCTAACACTCCAATCACCATTAGCACAACCTCTTGCACCACCTACAGCACAGAAGTTAGACAAATTGTGTCCATTTACATAGGAGGAACAACCAATACATCCGTTACACTCTCTAGAGTAACAACGGTAAACTCCAGCAGCACATACTGTATAAGAACAACCGCCTACCGTAGAGATTGACTTGGAGTTATAAGTACCCCCAGCAGCACCTTGAAAGTGGTGACATCTATTGCAAGAACACGATCCGTGTCCGTTTCCACCTGCACCCCATGCCTCCCAGTGTGCTTTACTAGCACCTGAAGGCATTGTATAATTACAACAACAACCAGATGTACAAGCTCCAGGAGATCCATGGAAATGTTTTACGCAAAAAGTAGGACCAACACCACTTTGAAGTTTCTCAAGTGATATTACTCCATCTGGTATTTGATCGGCGGAAATTACCTTATATGATTTATAGTTGGCCATTTACAACCCTTTCTTGTAATTGTATTTAGAGACACATAATCAAAACTGAGTATTACAAAGAGATAAAAGGGGGACTTGTGGTCCCCCAAGAATCCGAATCAGACGGAGAAGAGTCTCCAACCGAAGGAGTCACCCGCGAAAGTTAACTCGAAAGCGGCACCTTCGACGTTGACCGTAAGGTCAGAAGCGTCTCCTTGGATCAGTTTGCCATTTCTACCAACAACCAAGGCGTTGGAATCAAATGTCTTAGCGATATCGTAGAATCTTACGGTATCACCAAGGTCAGGCGATGCAGGTAGCGTCAGGGTAAATGTACCACCAGTGGTGTTACAGAAGTAGACGTTATCCTTTGCACTAGCTGCCTGCGTGGAGGTAACTGTACTATAGACCTTCTTACCAGGAGCGATCCAGGAAGTACCATCGTAGTACTCAAGAGCACCGAGGTCGGTGTTAAATCTCAGAGCACCAGTGTTGAACTCTTGATCAACACCACCAGGTCTTTGTGCAGTTGTACCAACTGGAGGGGTCATTGCGGCGACACCCATTGCACCGTGGCGGAGGAATCCGACGACTGCAGCCTCAGTAGGACATGCACTGTTGGATACACCAGACATGAATGGGTCAGAGGAGAATTCGTTAATCGCCTCACCGACCTGACCACCGATCGCACCCAGTCTCAGTTCTGTCAGACCAGACAGGTTGAACGCGGAGGCGTCCAGGGTTGCACGACCAGTCAACTGGTCAACGGAGAAGAATTGACCAACT